CGCACAATGCGATAGATGTTCTTTTGAGTATCCTCTTAATCAATTAAAAAAAGAATGGAACGGTCTTAAGACTTGTCCAGAGTGCTGGGAACCTAAACATCCCCAGCTAGAGCCACTTCCTCATGTAATGGATCCAGAGGCTTTATACGAGCCTAGACCTAATACAGATAAAGAGGTAGGTGAAGGATATGTAGTTGTTATCTATACAAACATTTATGAACAACACTATATGAGCTCAGATATTATAGGATCAAATTTTTTGGTTCCTCAATCAACTGGTGATATTGGAACTATAACTGTTAGCACAGATGGATCAGTAACACCTAGTCCTAGCCCTACTCCTAGTCCAACACCTAGCCCAACAACCTATACAGTAACTGTTGCTAGTTATTATGGATCTAATTATTTTTATATAGATGGATCTAGAGCTCCAACTCTTTCTTTAACAGAAGGACAAACTTATAAATTTGATCAATCTGATAGCACAAACAGCAATCATCCATTAAGGATTTCAACCACTGCAAACGGAACTCATGCTGGTGGATCTGAATATACAACAGGTGTTACAACAAGCGGAACTCCCGGAAGCTCAGGAGCATACACTCAGATAGAAGTTGCATCAGGAGCACCTACGCTTTATTATTACTGTACTAACCATTCAGGCATGGGTGGCCAATTAAACACTTAATATGAGCAGTCCTTTAACATTATCAGAATTAAAAACATTGATTCAAAGCTATGTGCAAAATAGTGAAATTACTTTTGTTAACACTCTTGATGACATAATTAAAAATACTGAAGAAAGAATATTTGAATTGGTTCAGTTTGATTATTTTAGAAGAAATGTTCAAGGATCTATGACAGCTGGCTCTAGATTTTTAACAGCACCAGATGATTTTGAATTGTCTTTTTCTCTTGCATGTATAGATAGCACAGGTAAATATTATTATCTTGATAAAAAACATCCAAGTTTTATGCAAGAATATAATCCAAATCCAACAGATTCAGGGGCGAGAGGTCTTCCTTTATATTATGGCGATTTTGATAAAAACTTAAATACTGGAACAGAAGAAACAAGTTTAATTATTGCTCCAGTTCCAGACCAAAACTATACAACTGAACTTCATTATTTATATAAACCCAAATCCTTGGTTACAGACACAACAGGCACTTGGATGTCTGATCATGCTAGAAATGGATTGTTGTATGGCTGTTTAGTAGAAGCTTATACGTTTATGAAAGGTGATCCTGATATGATGGGTTTATACGAAAACAGATTTCAACAAGAAATGGCTAGGCTGAAAAACAAAGCTGAAGCACGAGGAAGGAGAGACGAATACAGATACGATTCGCTTAGAACAACGGTTACATAAAGGAGAGAGAAAATGAAACCAATCAAGAAGCTTGAAGGTAAGACTGTGGCTATTGTCGGTATGGGCAAAAGTTGGTTTGATTATAATTTAGCAAAATCACATGGCTCACACTTTGATGAGGTATGGGCTATAAATTCAGTTGCTTCTGTTATATTTCATGACAGAGTATTTATGATGGATCCAGCATCTAGATTTTTAGACACTGATGATGCCGGGGGGCAAACTAATAGCATGTCTAAACTTCTTACAGAGCACGAGGGTCCAGTTTATACATGTCAATTAGATGATCGTTGCCCAGGCCTAGTTGAATATCCAATAGATGAAGTTTTGGCTGGTTGCGGATCTCACTATCTTAATAACACTGTTGCTTATGCAGTAGCATTTGCCTTGTGGAATAAAGTTGGAAAAATAAAAATGTTTGGAATTGATTTTAGTTATAAAGGCAATTTGCATTTTGCTGAAGCAGGCAGAGCTTGTGTAGAATTTTGGTTAAGTAAAGCAATGTTCAACGGTATTGAGATTGAGGTTGCTCATACAAGTGGATTGCTTGATACAGCAGTCCCGGCTGATGAAAAACTTTATGGCTATCACAGACTAGAAGATCCTTTGGTTGTTATTACAGATGAAAAAGGAGTCTTGATTGCCAAAAAAAGAAGTCAGCTGCAACAATTTAAAAGAGAGCAAGAGCCTGTTTTAGTTGACAGAAATGATACCCACCTTAAAAAAAATAAAGTAGGAGAGCCTAACAAATGGTAATGAGTTATAAAGCTGGTCCAGAGCTAGGAGTAATAGAAGTTCATACAACAGATGAAGGAGGACACTCTACTGAGTTTTGGGCAAAGCGTTGTATAGAAAAAATGATTCATGTTAGTGATGATGCGCCTGAAGAAATAAAAAAACAGGTGCAGACCTACAAAGACAATATAGAAAAACTTATTGAACTATATATGCAAAATGCTATAAAATCTGATAGGATTACAATTAATAATCAATTAGATAAAGCAGGCTTAAAAGAGGCTGCCGATTTAATTAGGAAACTATAATATTATGGCAATATCATCAACACTTACAACAAGCTTTAAAAAAGAGCTTCTTCTTGGCAATCATAACTTTGCTACCAATGGAGATGCGTTTAAATTAGCTTTGTATACTTCATCAGCTACTTTAGGAGCTACCACAACTTCTTTCACCACTACAGGTCAAGCATCTGGTACTAACTATTCTTCAGGTGGAGGAACTTTAACTAAAGTTGCACCTACAAGTTCTGGTACTACAGCTTTTACTGATTTTGGTGATTTGACTTTTAGTACCGCTACTATTACTGCTAGAGGATGTATGATTTATAACAGCTCTGACAGTAACAAATCAGTAGCAACAATTGACTTTGGTGGCGATAAAACATCTACCGCTGGAGACTTCACTATTGTATTCCCAGCAGCAGCAGCTTCTACAGCGATTATAAGAATCGCCTAGCCTTAAATGGCTATCATTAACGGTTGGGGTCGAGGCACCTGGGGTCAATTAACCTGGGGCGAACCCATTCCCGTTACCCTTTCAGCGCCTTCAGCGGCAACATCTGCTTTAGGTACTGTATCAGTTGTAGCTAAAGCAAAAGTATTACCTAGCGGTCTATCAGCAACAGCTACTAATGGCGGTCTTGCAGTAGAAGCGGGCGGTCAAATCGGAGTTAATGGCTTTGCAGGCGCATCTGCTTTAGGTACAGCAACTACAGTTTCAAACAATATTTTAAATGTTTCAGGTTTAGCAGCAACTTCAGCTGTAAGTGGTGTTGGTGTAAATGCTCAAGCTGTGGCAACTGTTGCAGGAGTTACAGCAAGCGTAGGCTCAGTATCAGTAGATGTAGACGGTGAAGCAAATGTTGCAGTTACAGGCGTAGCAGGAACAAGTGCTTTGGGAACAGCAACAACTAAAACCGTTAACAGATTTGGCGTAGATGGACTTGAGGCTACAACATTTGTCCCTTCAGCTACAGTCTCAGGAGATTGTAATTTTACAGTTACTGGAGTATCTGCAACAACAGAATTAGGATCTAGTATAAACATATGGCAAGATATAGATCAATCACAAACGCCAAATTGGACAGATGTGGCCGCATAATTTAATATACAATAACCAACTAAAGATGGCATAATAAATGCTCAGAGGTAAAAGATGGCAGCTTATACAAACGATTTAAGACTCAAAGAAATTGCAACAGGTGACGAAAGCGGAACTTGGGGTGATTCTACTAACACTAATTTAGAACTTATTGGCGATGCTTTTGGTTATGGAACAGAAGCTATAACTACCAACGCTGACACTCATGCAACAACAATAGCAGACGGATCAGCAGATGCTGGTCGAGCTATGTTCTTAAAATATACTGGAACTTTAGATTCAACTTGTACTATTACGATTGGGCCAAATACGGTTTCAAAAGTTTGGATTATAGAAAATGCTACCAGCGGATCTCAAAGTATTATTATTAAACAAGGTTCAGGAGCTACAGTTACCATTCCAACTGGAATGACGTCTGTAATTTATTCTGATGGAGCTGGGTCAGGTGGCGCTATGGTAGACGCTTTAACAGATTTAAATGTTGCATCTTCACTTAGTATAGGTGGTTCAGGTGTGGCAACAACAGGTAAAGCTATAGCAATGGCTTTGGTTTTCGGATAAAATTAGGACAATATTATGGCAAATCCAAATTTAGTAAATGTAACTTCGATATTTGCAAACAGCATAAACGGAGCTTTAACAACTACAGTAACAACTGATTTATTAACTTGTGCAAGTGACAAGCTAATAAAAATTAATAGTATTATTGTTGCGAATATTGATGGGACTAACTCAGCAACCGTAACAATGGGCATTATTAAAAGTGGTGGCTCAGTAGTTTTATTTGCTTCTACTATTGCTGTTCCAGCAGATGCTACTTTAGTATTGATAGATAAAAATTCAGGTATCTATCTTGAAGAAGGAGACATCTTAGAAGGTGGTGCAAGTGCTAACTCAGACTTAACTTACACCATTAACTACGAAGAACTAGATGACGCATAAGGAGTACAAATATGGCTCATTTTGCAGAACTTAACTCAAGCAACGAAGTATTACGAGTAGTAGTAATATCCAACGATGATGTGAATGCCAATGGTGGTGATCAATCTTCTCAAGCTGAAACCTTTGTATCTAATTTAGTTCCACACTCAACAGGTGGTACAGCTTGGAAACAAACTTCATATAACAACAATTTTAGAAAACAATATGCAGGTATAGGCGATACTTTTGATGCTAGTAAAAACAAATTTATTAAGCCAAAACCTTTTAATTCTTGGGTATTAGACTCTAATGATGATTGGCAAGCACCAGTCACTTATCCAAGCAAAGATAAAGTAGGCTCTGAATCAATTGAAGCATTCTGGGAAGAAAATAATAGAAGATGGATAGGTGTATCTGATTCTGGAGAAAATTACATTTGGGATGCTTCTAGTTTAGCTTGGAATGAGGCTTAACTATGGCAGATTTAAATGGCGGAATAATTGGAGTAGATAACCCACCTACAGCCACTACTGATCCTGAAGTAACAACTTTTAACTCTAGCGGTACTTTTACTGCTAACCCAACCACATCTGAAGTTCAATATGTTATGGTCGCTGGCGGAGGCGGAGGCGGTGGCTCAGGATTTGACGCAGGCGGAGGAGCAGGTGGTTACAGATCATCAGTTCCAGGCGAAGCATCAGGTGGTGGAGCTTCAGCAGAGTCTTTAACCCCAGTTACAGGCGGAAGTTCATACCCTGTTGTAATTGGAGCAGGAGGAGCGGCAGGAGTAAATCCAGGCGATCCTTTAAGTGGAGGAGCACCAGGATCAAACACAACATTTAACAGTATAAGTTGTACTGGCGGTGGTGGCGGAGGATGGTCTCTACAATTACCAGCAGGTACAAGCGGAAGAAATGGCGGTTCAGGTGGAGGTAGCAGTTATAACACACCAGATCCAGGAGGATCAGGCGGAGGAACTGGCGCACCAGGACAAGGATTTGCTGGTGGTGCAGGAGCCGATACAGGTCCACCATTTTTACCCCCAGGACCACAAATTAGACTCGGAGGCGGAGGCGGTGGAGCAGGAGCAGTAGGAGCTTCATCTACTGAGCCTGTACCAAGTGCAGTAGGAAACGCAGGAGGAGCAGGAGTTGCTTCTTCAATTACTGGCTCTCCTGTAACAAGAGGAGGGGGTGGCGGTAGTAGTGGTGGTGCAGTCAGACCTCCTGGCTTTACAACTCCTGGACCAGGAGTCGGCGGAGCTGGTGGAGCAGGTGGCGGTGGAAAAGGAGCTAACAAAGGAGCAGGCATAGGTTCACCTACTAACCCTACTGGTGTATTTCCAGGTACAGTCAATACTGGCGGTGGCGGTGGCGGTGGATCATACCCAGTCGGTAATTTTCCAGGTTTAGGTAACGGTGGAGCTGGTGGATCAGGTGTCGTTATTATTAAAGAACCAGGAGCACCAGGATCTGCATCAGGTGTTTGGAACATGAACGCAGTTTACGAATATGTAACGGAAGGAACGTGGGGAGGATAACATGCCAAAATTAATTGGAAAAGTATTAAACCCTAAACTTCAGGCTGAAAAAATAACCACTTTTAATTCAAGCGGAACACTTACCACTCAACCTTTAACAACCTCTGTTGAACATTTAGTTGTTGCAGGTGGCGGAGGTGGTGGTTCTTATTATTATGGTGCAGGCGGAGGAGCAGGTGGTTTACTGACAGCTTCAGGCAATCCAGTTTCAGGTGGCTCCCCATATCCTGTAACAATTGGTGCAGGGGGTGCAGGAGGTTCTTCTCCTGGAGGTCCAACTGTACCTGGCGTTGGTACTAAAGGCTCAAACTCAGTTTTAGGCACACCATCTCCCATTACTTCAGAAGGTGGTGGTTTTGGTAATACAGCAGGTTCGCCTGGCAACTATGGACAAGATGGTGGCCCAGGAGGGTCAGGTGGTGGAGCAGGTGCTGCTGTCCCTGGTTATGGGCCATCTGTATTTCCATCTTCAGGAGGAAGTGCTGCTTCAGGTCAGGGAAATGCAGGAGGCTCATCGAATAGCCCTTTTCCAGGTTATGATGGTAATGCATCATCGGGTGCTGGAGGAGGAGCAGGTGCTGTTGGAACTAGTGCTACTTGGTATCCAGCAGGAACACCATCACCTAATGTAAATCCAGGCGGAGCAGCGGCAGGTGGGGTAGGTTTAGCAAATACAATTACAGGTTCTCCTGTTTTCTATGCTGGTGGCGGTGGTGCAGGTGGTTTTGCCAATGGACAGGGTGGAGCTGGTGGTAATGGTGGTGGCGGAGCAGGTGGCGGTACTTCGGCTGCTGCTGTAGCTGGAACTGCTAACTTAGGCGGTGGTGGTGGCGGTGCGTCACATCTTGGCACATCTCCAAGCGGAACAGGTGGAGCAGGTGGCTCTGGTGTCGTTATTGTTAAAGAAGCACAAATTGCTACAGACACATCAAATTGTTGGGATTTAAGAACAGTTTTTACAGAAATTAAAGCTGGTAACTGGAACGGATAACAACAAACTATCTTTTAAAACACATCTAACTTATACTATCTTTTCAAGAGAGAGAAGATGAATTTAAAATATTATTATTGGTACTTTCAGTCAGTTATTCCTGAAAGAATATGTGATGAAATAATTCAATACGGGCTAAAGCAAGAAAACCAAATGGCTATTACGGGGCATTCAAATGAACAGCCTCAAGAATTAACTGCTGATCAATTAAAAAATATACAAAAGAAAAGAAAATCAGATATCGTATGGATGTCTGATCCTTGGATATACAGAGAAATACAACCTTTTATACATAGAGCAAATGCTAATTCAGGGTGGAATTTTGAATGGGATTACTCTGAAGCTTGTCAATTTACTGAGTATAAAAAGGGTCAATTTTACGACTGGCATTGTGACTCATACGAAGAGCCTTACAATATACCTGATGATCTAGACCGTCATGGAAAATACAGAAAACTTAGTATGACTGTATCTTTAAGTGACCCTAATACCTATGAAGGTGGAGATTTAGAGTTTGATTTTAGAAATACAGATGAAGGCTGTCAACCAAGAATATGTGAAGAAATAAGAGCTAAAGGAAGCGTAGTGGTTTTTCCATCTTTCGTTTGGCATAGAGTTAAACCTGTAACAAAAGGAATACGACACTCCTTAGTGTGTTGGAATTTAGGATATCCATTTAAATGAGCTTTAAGAAAAATAAATACCAAGTAATTAAAAACGCCATATCAACTGAGTTAGCAGATTTTTGCTATCAGTACTTTTTAAATAAAAAAGCTGTAACAAGACATCTATTTGATACTAGATATATATCAGAATTTACTGAATATTTTGGAGTATGGAGTGATTCACAAATTCCTAACACTTACTCTCATTATGGCGATATAGTTATGGAAACTTTGCTGCAACATGTAAAACCTATTATGGAAAAAAAGTCAGGTGTTGAGTTATCGGAAACTTATTCATATGCAAGAATATACAAAAAAGGAGATATTCTTGACAGACACAAAGATAGATACTCATGTGAAATATCTACTACTATGCATTTAGGTGGGGATGAATGGTCAATATTTTTAGAGCCTGATTCTAAAAAAGGCGGAGGGGACGAAGATGGCTATTATGTACCCAGTAATTCTAAAGGTAAAGAAATAAAACTAGAGCCTGGAGATATGCTTATGTATAGAGGGTGTGAGCTAGAACATTGGAGAGATGCATTTGAGGGAGAAAACTGCGGCCAAGTTTTTTTACACTATAATGACGCAAGTGGTAAAGATGCTCAAAAAAATAAATTTGATGGCAGGCCTATGATTGGACTTCCTTCTTGGTTTAGCAACAGACATAATAATGCATGAAACTTTTAGTTGTAGTATTTTAAAAAATATAAACAACGAAGTTTTTTTAAAAAAATTAAAAAAATATACACAAGAAAACCCCTGCTGCTCTGATTACCCCAAATGTTTACACCCAAAACAACAATCAAACAAAGAACTACACAAAAGTTTTAAAGAAATAAATAAATCAATAAATCAAGCAATAGTTAAATATTTAAAATATCAACCAAAAATTATACATATTCACTCTTGGGCTTTTTTAACAGAAAAAAATAAAGAAATAAACTCTATAAGACACAATCATTCATACAACACAAATAAATTTGGCATATCAGGTGTGTGCTATTTAACAGACACAAGCTTGGGTACAATATTTACAGAAGGTTGTAGAATACAACCAAAATTAAATGTTTGGAATATATTTGATTCAAGAATTTATCATCAACCTGAAAATGGTATACCAAAAAAAGATAGATATGTATTAGCTTTTGATGTATCTATTGAGATATAATTTTAAAAAAACTGAGGTAACGCAGTATGGAAATATTAATACCACTAGCAATAATTGCAGTAATAATGGGATGGTCTGTAAAAAAATTTAAGCCTGAGCTTTGGGCCAAAGTTACATCTAAGTTTAAATAAACTTATTTTAGTTCCCGGCTAATGGATGCAGTATCTGTCATTACAGAATTAGGCTTTCCAATAGCAGCGGCCTTGGGATTAGGTGTTTTTGTTTGGAAACTTATCAATAGAATTATTGATGGAATGGAAAATAAGTTAGATACTTTAGATGAAAAAGTTCAAACAAGTTTAGATACAATGGAAGAAAGAGTATCAACAAAGTTAGACTCACAATATGGAATTATAGTTAGTTTAATTGACAGAGTTAGAGCTATGGACAACCAAAGTATTAGACAAGATGTTTTGTTAAAAACGCTGTTAGGAGTTCCAAACTTAGTAGATATAGACAAAATAGCAAAAGCAGATAGAGATGATCAAAGAAAGGATTAGTTACACATGAAATTTGGTTTAATTAAAAATGTAGTAGGGGCGCTTGCTCCAACGCTTGGTTCAGCTTTGGGTGGCCCCTTAGGCGGCCAGGCAGCATCTGTTATTGCTGGCGTGCTTGGCTGTCAAGCAGATCCAAAATCTATTAACAAAGCTATACAAGAGGCTACTCCAGAACAAATGCTTGAGTTAAAAAAAGCTGAACAACAGTTTGAAGTTCAAATGAAAGAGCTAGATGTAGATATATTTAGACTAGAAACAGTAGAAAAACAAGACGCTAGAAAAACTTTTAACAAAGATTGGACAGCTAGAATTATGGGTATTGCTGTTGTTGGTGGTTTTATGGGCTATATATTTTTAGTAACTTTACAACCGCCAGAGCAAAACTCTGAAGCTTTAATTAATTTAGTGTTAGGATATTTGGGTGGATTGGCGTCAGCAGTTATATCGTTTTACTTTGGAGCATCCAATACGGGTGATAAAAAGGATGGCGAATAGAAACACAGTTCAATCAGTCGCATCAGACTTAAAGTCTCATGAGGCAAAATGTGAAGAAAGGTGGAAAACAATATTTAAAGAAACAGAAGAAATAAAAGCAGAAGTTTCAGACTTAAACAAAACTTTAAAAATGGCGGTGTTTGGATGTTTCGGATTTTTAGGAACTTTGCTAATAGCATTAATATCAATAATATTTCCTGTAAACTAATGCACACTTCAGACGAAGGCTTTGAGCTTATAAAAAAATTTGAAGGCTGTGAGCTTGAAGCTTACCAGTGCGCTGCTGGAGTATGGACTATAGGTTATGGCCATACCAAAGATGTACAAGAAGGTGATAAGTGGTCTGAAGAAAAAGCAGAGTTTATGTTATGGCGTGAGCTTGAAGATGAGTATGAACATTACATAAATGCTCTTGTTACAGTGCCAATGAATCAATGTCAATTTGATGCTTTGGTTTCTTGGGTATACAACTTAGGTCCAGCTAATTTAAAAGTATCTACTTTATTAAAAAAATTAAATGCAGGAGAATACAACGAAATTCCTGCGCAAATAAAAAGATGGAACAAAGCAACTGTAAATGGTGAGCGCAAAGTATTGCCTGGTCTTACAAGAAGAAGAGAAGCAGAAGCTTTAATGTTTGAAGGAAGGGACTGGCAACACATATAACGGAGGCTAGATGTCTGAATCCTCTGCTAGAATATCGTTAGCAGGAGAATATCTAGCAGCATCTTACATGCTGAGATATTGTGACTCTGTAATACCTACACCTCCGGGACACAA